CCGTACCGTAGTTTGAGTTACCCGCATCTCGATAAGCAGTAACTACCCTATTGGAGTTTGAATCGAAAGTGGCTCCTATGTAAGTCGTATTAGCAGATTCAAAAACAACTGCTGTCCCAAACGATATGCTGGTTCCTGAAACAGTTCCTACAATAGCCGTGCCGTAGTCGGAATTACCTCCATCCGAGTAAGCAATAACAACCTTATTGCTATCTGAATCAAAAGTGGCTGATGGAGCCTGCGCAGAAGCAGTTTCAAAAACAACAGCAGTACCAAAAGATATTGCTGTTCCGCTTACCGTTCCAACTATTCCTGTGCCGTAGCTTGAGTTGCCATGATCCATGTAAGCAATCACAACCTTATTAGAGTTTGAATCAAAAGTGGCTGCTATGTCTGTTGTCACAGCAGATTCAAAAACAACAGCAGTACCAAAAGATATTGCTGTGCCGCTTACTGTTCCAACAATGGCTGTGCCGTATAGTGAGTTGCCATTATCTCGATAAGCAATAACAACCTTGTTAGAGTCTGAATCGAAAGTGGCTGATATGTTCTCGGTAACAGCAGATTCCCAAACGGCAGGTGTCCCTAACGATGGCGCACTCACTGTTTGAGTAGTAGCCTTCACCGTCCCATCGCTCTCCAGCGTAACAATAATCCCATCGCCAATCGTGCCTGTAGCTGTGAATTCGCGTACTCCACCTGCTGATGTATGTGTATCAATCATCTCCTTAGTGCCAGCCACAGTTGGATAAACCGTGTCATCTGTACCCGTGACGTTCTCGGCAGATGTTGACCGTTCTACAAGCCCAGCTAGTGTGGTTGTGGAAGATTTAGTACCCACCAAAGGGACGTTACCCGAAGAAGTTCCTGTAGCTACAAGAGCCGCAGTACCCAGACCAATAACTGAGCTATTGGGAAGACCAGTAGCATTGGTCAACACCCCCGAAGCCGGAGTACCTAAAGCAGGAGTTACCAAAGTTGGAGATGTAGCAAAAACTAATGAGCCTGACCCTGTTTCATCTGTCACTGCACTGGCAAGGTTAGCTGAAGAAGATGTTGCCAGAAAGGTAGCGACACCTGTTGCAAGGCCAGTGATGCTACCAACTGCAATAGTAGATGGGGCTAGTGCATCAATCGCCTGTTTGACCCGCAGGGGTGAGAAAATCTTACCTGTTGTTTCTGTTCCGGCTTCTGCTTCTGCCTGTGTAGCAAGGTCATAAGCACCGGCAATTGAAATAAAGGAAATTGTGCCTGATCCGTTGGTGGACAGAACAGTTGAAGGAGAACCGTCCGCAGTTGGATAAGCTAACCCACCAGCAGTTAAATTCGTTGTTGCAAAGGTGGTAAGGCTGCTCGAACCGCTACCTGTGATATTGCCGGTAACATTGCCGGTCAGATTGCCAGTGACGTTGCCGGCAACATCTCCAGTAACTGCACCTGTAATTGGCCCTGCAAAATTGGTAGTCGCAGTAACGACAGTGCCTTGTATCGCTCCGCTTGAAGTAACTGAGGTAGCGCTTAGAACGCCCGTGGTGAGCGAGGAAGGATTAATACCGATCTCAACAACAGCTGCGCTTGAGTTTTCTGTAAATAATCTTTTATCAGCGGTATTAACCGCCAGTTCACCCTCCTCCAGTTCCGAGCTAGTTGGAACATTGGTTGCGGTACTGGAATTCTTTGTAATAATCGTTGGCATTTGTCCCCCGGAGTGAAAAAAAAGGGGGCATTACGCCCCCACAAGCATCAAGGATTGAGGGATAATTTTTAAGCGTTTACAACAAGATTGAACGCCGCATCTGGCCTATAGGTTTTAATGCCATAGATCACATCAGCTGTCACCAGGGTGGCAAGCCATTCCAGTTTGTACTGATCTTGAACGCGAACATCCTGTTGCATTGCCAGTATGAAACTGGACTCATGAAACAGTTGTGCAGCTTTCAGTGCGCCACCAGCAGAGTTCTCTGCTGCGGTCTCAGTCTCGGTGCAATTTGTTGAGACATAAACGCTGATGCCATAGAGATCACCGATCTTGCCGTTTTGGACACCACGTCCATCAACAAAGTCGCTCGACACATAGCGCGTAATGCCCATAATTTCATTGCGCAAGCTGGGCGGAACAACAAACGAGCGCGAATCAAACGGCACATCTGCATCATCCATTTTCTGTATCAGATCGCGGAAACAAGCATCCGTGAAGACATCAGTAGTAGTGACCGTATCAACCGCATAGGCAGTCAATCCAGTGCTGACATCGCAGTACCAGGAGCCAGTGTTGACCCAGGAAGAACCATCCCCATCGCCCACACTTTTACCAAGGTTGTGAAGGTCGGTATCGACTTGCTTGGATAGCGCATAGCCAGCGTCATCGGTATAAAAGCTGGACTGAGATGCCAACGCTTGAATTTTTGCAATGTCCTCGACTTCACGGGAATACTCATAGTGCTTGTCGATAAGGATTTGCAAATCGGTCGCAGTGTCATTCTGAATCGTCACTGCGGTTCCAGATGCCTTTGCGGTAACAGACCCGCGGGAAGGCGCAGGGACGTGAATGGTGTCCCCTTTTTTCTCGGTCATTGGCATGGCCTTCACCAGGTCAGCCATGACTATACGTGCTTTGTATGCTGCTCGAATCTGATCAGACCAAATCTCTGGAATGAATGACGCAAGCGTGGTGGTGGTACTCGCACCACCTTGTGCGGGATATACGGAAGTTGCCATTTGAATTAAACCTCAAAAGAAATTAAACAATGCGACCCTCGCGATACGCTTTAACGATCTCTGGGTAGAGTCGGTCATATCGCTCTTTGTCGCTCATTTGAAGTTTGACTATGTCTTCACGTGAAATCTTTTTCCCTGCCATCGATTCCGATGAGGCAGAGGCGGACCCACTAGAGGCTGCCCGTACCGATTCCGATCTGCTTTGGCCTTTGAGGGCTTCAACTTCGGGGTTTCGCTGGGCCGTTGCTTTGTACGCGCCGATCAGCTCATCCCACAGTGCAATATCCATCGAGGTCAATGCAGATTTATATGACAGCGTGCGGGAAGGCGAGGTTGCAATGTAGTTCTTGAATGCATCATCATGAATAATCTGTGCTGCGTCAGGATGTTTTGCTTCAATCTCACGAGCTGCAGTTTCTGCCCTCATGGTTTGAAGCTCATTCTGAGTTGATTTCATCAGTGGATGATCTTCAATACTTTGCTTGATCGCCTTCGCCGGATCGCCGAAATAGTCAAGGTCTTCATTTGGCTGTGCTGCAGAAGCCTGGTTGACTTGCCCTTTGACAAAAGAATCCGCACTTCTCAAATCTTCGATCTCACGCCTGTGCTTAGCCACTTCCTGGGATTGCCTTCCGATCATCGATTGATTCTCGTCCAGCATTTTCTCCAAGTCATCGCGACTTTTGGCGGAATATTTGGATTTGGGTGCGTCCTCTCTGGCTTGCTTCTTTTGAGGCTCCAAGGCATCAATTGAGGCAAGACCCGCGTCATCGGATTTAACTGCTTCTTTGGCATCAGCCATAATTTCTCCTGAAAGGCCTATTGGTTATCTTTGAATACGAAAGTCTCTAGGAGTGAGCTGCCTTTCGTTCTGCCGCTATTTTCGCTTGCCGCCATCTTGCCCACTTTAGCGTTTGAGCTGGAAAGTCTCCGCTTATGTGATCAAGCATTGGGCCACCATACGAACAAACACGGGTTGCAACTTGCTGGCAGACTTCGCAAGTGATTTGGCAGATCGAATCGGAAATGAATTTCTCAACTACATGCCCATCAGGACAGCGAAAATCATAAATCCGTTTCATTCTTTCCATCCGCTAAATCTTCAACCTCTCCTTTCAGTCTCTGGATTGAGGCAATGGTTTCCAGCTGGCCCTTGCGGAACCACAGGTCATCGCTATCCTCAGTATCCTTCACTGAATTGATGCGAACTGCATCGGCGGTTATGTCCTGAATAAAAATTTCCCACCCATTGGTGCGAAAAGTCTCGAACATCGCCTGACAATACTTCTCGTCATTTTTATCCACAGCTCTCCTCAAAACCGTAACACAACATTAAATAAAGTAAACCACCATCATTAAGCTAATTCAGCCATCCAAGCAACATACCCCTCAATCTGTTATGCTGCGTGCTTGTTTCTAGGGAGACTAACCATGTCTCACTTTTGGACGGATGAATTCCATCGCGCTAAAGTGCGGGCCTTTCGCCGCTTTGTTGATGACCTGGCAAAAGATTTGTGGAAAGAGCCGATAGCGCCACAGCCCCCACAATTGCGGGAAGAACGCCCTGTGCAATCAATTCCCGCACCAAAGGGAACCCACCTTCGATTAGTGCCTCGCGAGTAGCCTGAACTATCCTGCTACGAGTTCCTATATCTGGAAATTTCGAGACCAACACCGCATCAACCTTTTCTAATGCCGGCGCTATCGCCCTGGCAGACAATTCCAGTTGGTCAACTACACCAGACCTGTCGATGGACTTCATGTACTCGCTGGGCATATACCCCTCGAATGATCCCACCAGGTCACCACTGTTGTGCATCCATTGAGGTTTAACGTCATACTGGGACTTAACAATCTTTGATAAACGCTTCTGCCAGTCATCCCCTGCCTTGCCGGCATCTATCACCAGGATGTTTATACCGGATTTCGTATTGGTTGGAATAATCCCGCCGGCGAACTCTAAGTCAAGTGCGTTGCCTATTCTCAACATCTCTTCCTGGTTTAGTGTCCTGCCCAAATCTATGCTTACCGCATTCCTATCGACCACATTTTTGGCCTTCCTGAGATAGTTGAAACCAACAGACTCCTGCGCTCTGAGGAGACCGTGAGTGGCAGCGATACCCTCCACCAGTTTTCTCGAAGCCGGATCTATCACATTCGTTCCAGTGCCTGGGGCCGAAAGAACCCGCAACACGTCAGACTCAGCCGAGACCCCTTTGTGTAATCCAAAACCAGTCGCTGTCGGTTGGGTGAGTGCGCCAGAATATAGAGATACCACGTCCTGCCCATCTTTGGTCATCACGGCTCGTTGTGCGTCCCCTAGCAAACCGGCATATTCCTGATTGTCTTGGATGCCAGCGAGATGCCCCAAACCCGTGTCTGGAACTGATTCGACGTTGATGTTGGTAGTGAACCGATCCAGGTCCGTCGAGAAGTCTGCCGCAGCTTGCTCGATGGTCTTGTTCTCGCGCCTTGCTTTGGTGTCTGACCAGATTGATGCCTGGACTCTTTCTGGGGTCCAGTCATCATATCCGGCGATCTTGTTCTCGTTTGCATAACCAACGAGCCTGTTAATCTCATCATCCATGAATCTGTGTTGAGCGACCCCCAGACCCTCAGACCATATCTCTCCATCGGGGAATTCTTCAGTGGGGGCTTTTCTGTAATCGAATGCCCTGGCCATCCAGATGTCGTTTGTCGGTCTGCCAACACTCGTGCCGGGGTTCCCCACGTTCACCGCTTGATAAAACGGACCTGTCTTCGGTCCGAACAGAGTTGCCTCTCCAGACCTCAAACTCTCCAGGGTAGCCCTAGTATTGGCTGGGTATTGCCCTGTGCTTATCGGCGATCCGGTGATAGCTTGGTTATACCCCTTGATTCCAAATAATTGGTTGGCAGGGACCGATACACCGGCTGATGTCACGGCAATGTTGCCAGTGTAAAGATCACGGTATCCCGGTCTGCCGCCGGTCAAGGCATCGGCAGATTGAAAACTTTGGTCGTACCATAATCTCCCCGGAGCGCCCCTTTCCGCTGATTCGACCAGCCTAACCCTCAGCGCATCAAGTGCCTTGTCTGAATCCAGTCCCCTCGGAGCGCCTGAGAATCTTCCCGTAGCCCTAACAAGAGCTGGGCTGGGCGGTTGTACTATGTTCGGTGCAACATCGATGTCTGGTATTTTGTTTCGCAGAGACCTCCATGTGTCCATATTCTTACGAACAATCGGAAGCATTTTCGACATCGCTGGGGAGACCGAGAGTGCGCCGCCGGCAACACCAGCACCAGTTAGCGAGGCGTTAAACCAGGTTCTCGATTCGGGGTCAGTGAAATACATCTCCGTGTCAGCAACAAGGCCGGTTAAATCCCCCAGTCCGTTAAATCCCATGGTCAAAAATGCAGCCTTCTGAGCTGTCGTAAGCCCCTCGGTTACCATATCGACAAAGCCCCGGACCTCTTGGAACTTGTGATCGAGGACAAACTTGAGATATATGGGCCAGGTGCTTGGGGGCAATTCCTTCATGGCTTGCATGTGCGGCACTACCGACTCATACGCGCCAACGGCTATGTCCTTGGCAGCTTCGGCTCTGCCCGCCCACTTCTCCCTGCTGGCGGTTTGTCGGTCCACGCTGGCCTGGATTCCCGCAACCGACTCGGGTTGATTTATCCGTATTAGGCCAAGACCGCGGACCCTGACCAGTACCGAGTTATCTGCCACGGACTAATGCACCTGTAGCGGGATTGTAGTCAAAGACCATAGCTTCATCTACCCTGGCTTCATCGATTACCCTGGCTTCATCGATACCGACCTTTTTCTCCTTGATCATCACCTCGGCGATCTTCAATTTAGCCTTGGTGTCTTTGTCCAGCTCACCTTCTGCCCTGGTTATACTCGCGATTGACTTAATGCGGTCATTCTCCAGCTCCACCGGGATCGCCCGTGTCTCTGTGGCAATCTTCCTGGCCCTGGCCTGGGATTCATCCGCTTGACCTTCGAGTGCAGCAGTTTGCGAGGCTTGGAAACCCATTGCCGCATCGGCCTGGGCTTGGGCGGCTTGCTGTTGCGCCGGGTCTGGCTTCATGGTTGCGTCAATCAAGGCAT